AGAAGACAGACTTTGACACCGCCCTGCCCTATGCGCGTCTGGACGCCTGGGCGCACCGCCCCGAGTTCCAGACCCTGATCCGCGACGCGATCATCCAGCGCCAGGCACTGGACCGGATCATGATCGGTTGGCACGGCACCAGCATTGCCATCAACCCCGACCGCGTCGCCAATCCGATGCTGCAGGATGTGAACAAGGGCTGGCTGCAGAAGTACCGCGAGCATGCGTCCGAGCGCGTCATGACCGAAGGCGTCGATGGCAGCGGCAAGATCAAGGTGGGCGGTACCGGCGCTGATTACGGCAACATCGATGCCCTGGTGATGGACCTGGTCGCCAACATGATCGACCCGTGGCATCAGGAAGATCCGAGCCTGGTGGTGATCTGCGGCCGCCAGCTGGTGCACGACAAGTATTTCCCGATCATCAAC